CTTGCGTAATTCTAGTCCTCTGCGTGCATTACTGCGGACTGTCGCGGGGGCTACAAAACCATCTGCCATTTAATCCTCATCTTCTACAACAGAAAACTTAGGTGTAACTGTACCAAGATTAGATGTTGTTTGAGGTTGTGTTTTGCCTCTAGTAACTGCATTTATTACATTTAGCCCTACTGGTTTATCTTTTGAAACTAACGCGCCTTTTTTGTTTTTGGCGGGGTACATCATGCCGTCAATGAGTTGATAGTAAGCAAATTCTTCAGGTTTCATTATTCTCCTTTGATGACCATTGATGAGGTGTTGTAAATTACATAGTCGCCCTCAACGCTTGTTTCTTTGATGGGCTTGTACGCACCTTTGCCTTCTGCGGCATTTACAACATAATCAGCACGACCTTTACCGTTCCATTTTGAGGGTAAAGGATTGACTGGGCTTGTGGTCAAATCAGGGGCCGTGTCCAAAAGTTCTTTTGGAATCAGAGCGGTTACGACTTCACTTTCACCTGTTTGCATTTTTGATAGGCTTGCAAAAGCATCTGCGCGGCTTCTGTCAATAGTTACATAAGTGCCAGGACCAGCATTACCATCGCCAATCCAAGGTTTGCCTGATGTAAGACCTTCTGTCAATCCTTTTGGTCCACCTCTGAAAACTTCAACATAATCTCCCGTAGATTTCAACGCATCATAATCTGTTGGGTTTGCAAGTAATGAAGGTTTGTTCCAACCCTGCGCATGTATTACTTCACCCATTTTTGCTACATCACCTTCATAACTTCTTGGACCAGTTAAGAAATCATCAATGTTAATTTTGACACCAACTTTAGAACGCGTGAGTGATTCACTCTTGAGGAAATCAACCCCAAATGAACCCGCACGCGTACTGATTGGGTCATAACCAAATTCATTGATGCTGTTACCGTCAAACCAAAGGTCTTTCGCGGGAATCTTCATACTAATTACGCGGCCATTGGCAAGATTGCTTGATAAATGTTGCTCTGCGTAACTTGGTGACAGCGTGACCCAATCACCAGGGTTAATTTTGTCCACGCCTTCAGGTACTGCTCTATAAATAGTTACCATCTCATCAGGCTTGTTTCTAATTTGCATTAGGACAGCCGTAGATTCTCTATCGGCGGCATCAATTCCTGAGGTGAAATTTCTTGGATTGTCGTAGAAACCAGGCATCATCTCTGTACCTATGTCGGTTGCGGGAGAACCGAATTCATCTGCACGCGTTGGTGCTTGATGGCGCATGCGGTAATCATCAACAGGTTCTGATGCAACAATTTCATCAGGGGTAATAACGGGTTGCGTTACTACTCCACCCGTTGCGGCAGGGTCATCAAATCCAGGAATTACAGGAGCCAAAGCACAACGACAATGTGGGTGTGCAGGTGGTTGAATATCGCCTGAAGGAAATGGCGCACCAATGTTTACTTTTTCATTAGCGTTTTTGGCGCAAGTTGCACAAGGCTGAAACACTAACCATTCTTGTTGTTGTAATCCCGCTTCCTTGTATCGGTTTACCGTGGCCTGCGATATGGCGCGGTTTTGTTCTGTAATTGCGATAGACAAAGCGCGTGCAGGGCTTGCCACATGATTTTGGATTAGTTTGGCTGAGGCTTTTGCATCTAAACCAAGCGTGATGGCCTCGCCTATTGAATTGCCAATATCGGTTAATGTTGTATCAGAAAAACCCTTAAATGTTATGCCTTGGTTTTGTAGTAATTGCTGAAATGCGCGGGGCGGTTTTAGTAGTAGTGCAGAAACAGCATCGCCTGGTTTCCATTTAGACCAATCAACAATGCCTTGCGCATCTGCCTTTTGTGCTTCTTTGGCTTCAAAGATTGCTTCTCTTGCGGCAGTATCACCAAGGGCATAAGCCTGCGCCCACATTCTATAAATAACTTCTTTTAATGGCTCAAGATTTACGCGGATATTCATGATTGCCCATGACCTTGCACGCACGCGTTGTTGTGGCAATGTTAAAGATGTGTCAGGTGTTGTGTTTAAGTAGCCCTGATATGCGCGCTCTGCATCAAACGATTGTTGCAATGCGGCTCTGATTAGCAGTGCATTTCTAGCCGCTAAACGCGCATCTGCCTCTAATGCGCGCTCCCATGTCATGTGAGATACGCTTTAGCGAGCGCTCTTGCGGTTTCTAAATCGCCGTCAAATGCACAACGGTTCAGCGCTTCACCAACAATCGGGTCTAGGCTCTTAAACTCAAATAGTCGTGCGCGCTTTCCTTTTGCCGCCCACTTCAAAAATGATTTTACTTCCGCCCTAGTTTCCGCATCAACTTCTTCTTCCACTTCTGACGCTTCTTCAGGCGAGATTTCTTCAGGCTGTTCAACGCTGGTATTAGGAGTAGTGGGTGTGGTCGGTGTGGCATCAGGACCTTCTAGTGTTGGTGCTGAGGTAACTTCCTTAGCGTTAATGATTCCTTCAGGTGAGAACAAAAATATGTCAGAGCCTGCAACGAGTAATGGCATATCTGCTTGTGGTGTATCTAGCAGTGGCAGACCAAGTTCGGAGCGGCGTTCATTAATTGTTTTACCCGCGCTCTTTACTTCAATATCCGCCTTCCTTGCGTTGGATTCATTATCCATACGCTTGCTAGTCATGAGGCGGAACTCAAGTTCTCGCGGCATGCCTAGGTATGTGTAAGAAAGATTTGTAACCATCTTGCTAACCCATGATGCAAGAGGACCAACGCCGATTGCTTCTGCGTTTTCTGCGCGACCTTCTTCAAATCCTGCGCCGCCCAATCCGCTCTTAGGAGCGAAGCCAATCTCTGCAGGTTGTACTCCAAAGTGTCCGCAAATAGAAGTAATCAAATAATCATCTAATGTGTCTTTGAACTTCTCGCCATATCCTTCATTAACTACGGGCGAAAGACCTTTAGGAAGCAAGCGAGCGCGTTTACGCTGTTCTGTTTGTCCTGCAAGGTCATCGTTGAGGATATTTTCATAGGCTCTGAGTAGGTCGGGATTTGTTCCCCAGTCCTCGTCAGTTGTGAACATAAGTTCAGGAAGAACTCCATCTGTGTATTCCGCTCTTAACCATTGTTGTCTGCGTAGGTAAATATCGGCAAGAGGTAGCGCTCGCTCAACAGGGCTAAAGCCATAAACGCTAATGCTTCTACGATTGCGAACCATGTAAGCAAGTTGGTCAGAGGTAAATTCACCGTCTGCCTTTGGGTCCTCATCTGTTGCGCTAAATTCTGAACGAGGAAAGCCATAAAGAATTTGTTGAAACGCGGCGTTGGGTGGCATTGGTCGCATACCACGGTCATCAATCAAAGGCTTGATAGTTGAGCCATCAAGAATTTGTAAACCGTATAGGTCGCCGCCTACGGTTGGTTGTGGATATACAGCCCAGGCATCAATAACCAGGACATCTTCTAACGCAATGTTAAGCCAATCGCTCCAAAGTAATCCGTTTGCTTTATCGGGTGTTTCCCAAAACTCACGAAGGCGAGCAATTTCATCTGTGTATTTTTCACGGGCGCGAGCCATAGCGCGTACATGGTCGCCGCCTGCTTCCGCCACAATCTTTTCAGACGCGTCATTACCTAAAACAATATCCCACTCAAGTCCTGTCATCTTGGACTTTGTAACTTCTAAGCATCGGCGCAGAATGTCAATTTGGTCTGCGGCGGCGCGTAGAGTCTTGAAAGGTACAAGGCGTGTTTCAGTGACATTGATGTTTTGCGCTACTTGATATTCATAGCGGCGTGGTTGTGGTCGCCCGTTGTCTTGTAGCGGATTGATTGCACCAGGAGTGATAGGCAATCCAGGACCAAAAGGAACAGCCGCGCTAAATGGTGCGCGTGGTAGGGCTACAGAGTTGCCATAGGTTTGACGCATGGTGAGTGCATCAGCCTGATTGCGCATCTCTGCTTCTGTCATCGTGACGGAACCTGCAGGCAAACGCGGTGCTTTCTCAATGTCGCCAGTCGCTATTGCTCTTGCGATACGGTCACGCAGACCCATGTGTATCTCCTTTTAGCCCCTTGTACTACGGGCGGTTATTAGGCGTGTACTACGACTCTGTATTGATTGCTTGTTGGAGCAACAGAGAATAGGAGAGTTATAGCAGTTGTGCTTGTATGTTGCACATCGCAGATAACTTCAGCATAAGGGCTTGAGTTGTCATATACAGAAACAATCACATCTTTTGTTCCAAGGTTGTGACTGACTGTGTAAGAGGTTGCTACGCCATCGCCAACATTTGCGGCGTACTTGCGTACAACAATCGCTGTATCAATTTCAAAGCCTGAAGCACCTACAGTTAATCCACCGTTTGCTACTGCCACGCCTGAGAAGTTAGAGCCAACAAGTTGAACACCGTTGCTTGCTGTGTATGTGCCAGCACCGCTAAATTGCTGGAATACAATCGGGTCAGTTCCTACGGTATTTACTTCATCAACATTGACCCAACCTGTATTTGCAAGGGTTGCACCAGCATCAACGAATGTAAAGTCACCGCCTGCAATCTCTGCGGCTGTGTCAAAGTCTGTTGCGCGTGTAAGTACCCAGTTTGTTGAGCCATCACCTACGGTTGTAAGTGTGTAGATACCGTTTTCAAAAGTATTTGTTTGATTCTTAACAAGGATACGAGCGTTGAGGCTTGGGCTAACTCCGTCTGTACTAAAAGCGGCTTGTGTGCCAGCGTTAGTAAGGGTTGCACCAACACCGCTTGTTCCGTTGCTATATGTAGCGTTGAGAGTTGCAGTTGTGGCGGCATAAGAAGCGGCATGGATATTTAGACCTTGTGCAACATCATCTACATATTGCTTGTTTGCCGCATCTGTTGAATTAGTTGGTGTGGCAAGGCTTGTGATTTTGTAGTTATTGAAAGAAACATCTGCCAAAGGAACAGTGAGAGCAGAAAGATTGATTGCACTGTGTGCCGCGTTATCGTGTGTAGGAGTTCCGTGTGTATGGTCAGCGCGTGCTACATCGGTAGAAGAACCATTACCGCTTGCTGAACCAAATGAGGTTTGTGCGGTGACATTGCCAAATGCAGGCATTGCGTGTGCGTGGTCATCACGGGCAGGAGCAGTGCCAGTTCCAACAGCGCCAGCGCCACCAATGGCTAATGCGGTAGGTGTGTTATTTGTTAAAGATGGAGTACCGTGTGTGTGGTCAGAGCGTGAATAAGTGTTTGCACTTCCATTGCCACTTGATGCGCCATAAGAAGTCTGTGATGTTACTGACCCAAAGTTAGAAACCTGTGACCAAGCAGTGCCTGAATCAAAGTACATAATTTGCTGGTCAGTTGCAAAATACAAACGACCTGCAGTGCTTGCGGCAGGGCGCGAAGCGAAATCACCGTAAAGAACTTCTGATTCATTGAGTACAGATACCCATGCTGAACCATCGTAGTAATAAAGTTCTCCATCACCTGTGTTGAAATAGACTTGACCAGCAAGCGGTGAACTAGGTGCAGTGCCTAGATTCTGAATGACTGCATTTTGCAATTCATTCTTGTTGAGGTCAATACTTACAAGAAATTTACGCGCCATTGTTTGCTCCTAGATTACATACGCAGTGCCTGTGAAAGCACTTGTAAAGGTTATCACCATTTGGTTTTTTGATGGGTAAGAAAATGTGCCTTCACACTGCGTACCTGCACTGTCTAAAACAACAGCCGTTGGTTCGCCATTGAGATTATGGTTTATGGTCCACACAGCGCTTGAAACTGCTTGTGTATGAACATAAAAGATTTGCCCACCTTGTGCGCCTTGCGGACCAGGTGCGGTGATTTCAACAATCGGTACTACAGGTTTGATAATGATTGCGTCATCAGCCATTAGCGTGTTACCTCAGGTGTTACTACAACTTGTCCTTGGGCTAGTCGGGTGACTATCCCTCCACCTGATGTTATCTCAATGTCATAGTAATAAGTGCCTTCATCAATGACTCTTGTTTGAGCGGCTGTAGCGTGAACTGCAAATTCTCCACTTG